CGGATTCACCACGATGTTCGCCATCTGCAGGATCGCTTGGTTGTTCAGGTCGCGGTCGACCAGGGCAGTGCTGCCTCGAGCATCGATCTGGAAATCACCCTTCTCGTCGTCGCTCTCGCCGTACTGCAGCAGATAGGCGTAATACCGCCGAACGTGCGGCTCAGTGATAAGGTCGTCAAACAACCGCGCAACACGCCGCATCGGACTCGACGCGTTCTCGTTCAGGATCTTCATGCCCCCAACAGTGTCCGGCGCCGAACCCTGCGAGCCCTGCATCAACATCGGCATACCCGTCACATCCTCAGCCATCTTCAGGCCGAACTGGATGATTGCCTGCAACTCCTCCTGCATCATCGGAATCTCGATGAACGTGAACGCCTTCGCCACATCCTCGATCGTCGCCTCATCCGTCACCGTCCAGCCCTTTCGAGGAGCAAGCTCCGGCTTGCCATCCATCGGCACGATAATCCCGCCCATGTAGACGAACATCGGCCCGCCCGCAAGACCGGCGTTGTCCATCATGTTCCGCCCACCACCATTCACCACCCGCTGCGGCGTCCGCATCTGCCGCGGCACACCAATCCCCCAAGGCGTGCCAACCCGGCGCTGCCACACCATGAAGTCATACGGGAACTCCCCGGTATCCAACAAATTCAACGACGCCTTGATGACGTGGTTGTTCACCAGCGTCAGCACCGCGTCATAGTCGAACTTCTCCTCGTGCCCTTCGTCGAACTCGCAGCCGGCCGACTCTAAATCCTCGTGCTTCACCCGACCGTGAAAGTACCAAATCTCGAACATGGTCGTGGTTTCACGCTTGACCAACCCCATCAGGTGCTCGTCACCGTCGAACTCCTTCGTCGCCCGGTGCGGACCCTCAGCAATCACTCGGTCAATCTCGTCGTCCAGATAGTCACCACCCTTCAGCGCGGCCAACCGCTTCGAGGTAATGTCGTCACGCTCCCAGAAAAACCCCCCGTCATGGATCGATTGCCCACACGCCGGGTCAGGAAAACAGTTCCAGTAATCCACCCGCCGCGACGAGGGGATCGTCGTCGACTGCATGATCAACTTGCCTTCGACGTAGGCAAACGTCTGCTTGCGCATCGGCACCGGACCCTTGAGCACCCCAGTGCCCCCGCGACAGGTGTCCTCGATCACTTGCCGCATCTCCGCCTGATACTGGCTCTCTACATGCCAGTCCTCAATCCGCGTCTGCGCGCGATTGGCCCGATCGGTCGCGATCTTAAATCGCTCCTTCTCGGTCTTAATCAGATCGGCCTTCGTTTCCTCAACCTTCGTGGCGCGCGTCTCCGCGTCAAACTTGTCCCACCGAATGTCCTTCTCGATCGCCCTGATCAACCGCGCCGGGATCTTTCCCTCAGCAATCTCAGCCATATCCGGCACCGGCGTAGGCCGAATCGACCATGCCCGGTCGTCCGTAGGCAACAGCATGTCGCCCATCCGCGCCGACGCCGAATCAGTGTACGGGCGCGTGATGTTGAAAAACGCCGTCGATCCGTTCTGCTGAACCCGCGTCGTAGGATCAATCGCCGTAAACGGCTTGCCACGCCAACCCGCGTGCTCATGCCGGTTCGCGTCGTCTATCCCCTCGTAATGCTCCTCGTCCTGCAGCCATTCCATCTCAATGCCGCACTGCGCCCGCCCGGCAATCGCCTCAGATCGGGTTTTGATGATCCGCAGCGCGAGGTTCTGCAATATCTGGTTGCGCTCCTCAGCCTTGGCCGACTCCTCTGGGTTCTCCTCAGACTCATCCTCTGAATCCATGTTCATCACACCACGGAATTTTGCTGCTTCACTCATCAGTAGCCTATGCCTCTATCGGTAAGCCTTCTGGTAACGGCCATCGGGCGATTCTGCAATCGCGGAAACACGATCTTCATGTCAGGGTCGCAGATCCGCGAAAGCACATCCAACAAGTCATCGAACGGACCCACCGGAAATGGCAAATACTCCATCTCGATGAACTGCTTCACCATGTCAACCGTCTGCCCAGACCACAGCGTTCGATGCGCCGTCTCTGGAATCCATATTCGATGCTGCTCCAACAGCGGAATCAACCGCCGAATGCGGTCGTTCTTCGACATCCGCCCGCCCAGCTCGGTAATTTTGAACCGATAGCTGGACCTCTCCATCTTGTCATTCAGGTGCGCAATGTCGGAATCCTTACCGTACCGCTCATACCCCACCCCCAACGGCCGGTATTGCCGGTGCCACTCAAACAGCAAGTCGGCCCGCTCCGTCAGGTTCAACCGATCGCGCACGAAATCGACCATGTAGTAGTTCATGTCGTCGCAAACTTCGATCACCGCCATCGCGGTGTTGTCGCGCTTCTGCGACGCCGGAACTCCTTGCTTCTTCTCCCCGGCAGGGTCACACAAAATGTACCGATTGCCCGCCCGCGGCGGAATCCTGAAGTGACATAGCCACTCCCGGCGCAACTCACCACCACCCTTCGGCGACGGCCGCTGCTGCAACTGACCCGCAGCGCCATAACTGCCCAGGTCGATCTCGAGATTGCGCACCGCACCCTCTGGGAACAGCGCCGGAAACAACAACTCACCCTCAACGTGCCGCGGATCGTTCAAATCGGGTCGGCCAATGTCCGCCCCCGCATCAAACGTGTTCCCCGCCTCGTACCGCATCGGTATACGCAACAACTTCCAGTTCTGGCCCTCCTTCGCCAACAGATGCCCAGTCATGTCAGTCAGGTGGATACGCTGCATGACCAGAATTCGTGCCGATTTCTCCAGATTGTTCACCCGCGAGGACCACGCAACGTCCCACTTCATCGTGACAGCCTTACGCTGGATGTCCGACTCGGCCTGTTGCGTGTCGTGCGGGTCGTCCCAGATCACCGTATCGCCACGCTTCCCCGTGACCTTACCCGACACGCCGATCGCCTCGCGAAAGCCGCCCTGGGTGTTCTTGAAGTGGTGTTTTTCACTCTGCCCGCGATCAATCGTGACCAGATCGCTCGCAACCCCCTCGTCACTGACCTTCAGCGCCCACTTGGACTGATACCAGTGCGACTCCACAAGGTCACGCATCTTCATCGAGTCACGAATCGCCAACGATGCGTCGTTCGATGCCGTCAGAAAACGGTGCGATGGCTGATGAATCCAGCGCCACGCCGGATAAATCACACCCACCAACAGAGACTTCATCGTGCCAGGAGGAATGTTGACGATCAGCCGGATGATCCGACCGTCCGCAACCGCCTCCAGATAGCCGCAAATCGTGTCGAGGTGCCAGTTCCACGTCAACGGCGTCCCCGGCTCAAGAATGTGCCAAGCGTCTTTCGTGAACTCAGCCAACGAAGCAGCACACGCGAGCTTCCGCTCAGTGCCGTCCGTCTCAGTGAGTAGTGCGGACGCCTCCGCTGGCGTCAACTGGCTTATCCAATCCAGCGATCGCGCGGAGCTTGTCTCTGATTTCATTGCGTACTTCCGGTGAGAGTCGCTCGAAGTCTGAACTGATCCCCGCCTTCTGCAGGTTGTCCTTCTCGAACATGCCCAGGTACTTGCCCAGCATGTCCAGCGACCGATTCTTTTCCCAGAACTTCACTTCCTTGGTGTACACCGGGACATTGCGAATCTCCCCCGTATCCTCGTCGACCTGGGGCGCCATCGTCTCAACCACCTTCACCGACGACACCGCTCCTCGCATCCCAGCCGGCCACTTCTTCACCGGCAACAGCGTGCCCGCATCATCGAACAGCACACCAATGTCGGAAAACGCAATCTTCGCCACCTCCGTCAACACATTGGCCGTCGTCACCGTCGTGTGCGAGATCGTCTCGTCCATCAACTCCCGCAGCCGCTTGGCAATCCGCGGCAACCGGAAAAAATCACCGGCCCGCTTCATCGCATAAGTACGGTTGTCTTGAACCTTGTTGTACTTGGCGTATGCCTCGAACTGACTCACCCCACGCACCGCCCCCTCGACGTAAGCGCGGATCGTCAACTCCTCTCGCGGAGTGACCCGGCGCGCCACCAGCGGCGGATTGGCGTATTTCTTCATCAGTTCTGCTGCACCATCAGCTCGACCTGAAACGTCTCGGCACTCACCGGCACATACGCATTGCGTATCACCAGTTGACCAAAGATGCTCGGCGTCACAGGCGTACCCAGACGGAACGGCAACCCCAATGTCGGCGGCGCCCACTCACACATCGAGTTCACCCCCGAAGCACTCGCCTGACGCCAGCTCGCCACCGGGAACGGAATCACTCCAATGATCGTATTCGCCTCCGCATCAGTCGGCGCAAACTGCGTCTGGTCCGCAACCGCCGCAATGTCCGTCCTGAACAGCCACAACTCAAGGTCAGGCTTCGTCGCTACGTTCGCGCTCGATACGATCCGCGCGCCCACGATCACCCCACCCATCAGCCCAGGCGCCTTCTGCGCCGCACTGGCAAACGTCAGGTGAGCGTTCGTCGTCACCGCCGATACCGTCCCGCCCGTCGCATACGCCGTCACGTTCGACGGCCGAATCAACGACGCAATGAGCGACGCAAGTTGCTGTTGCTGAACCGCCATTACCCTTTCCATTCACTCGTCTCCTTACTTCACTTGCAACAGGATCACACCCGCACCCATCCGCGTAATCGATACCGACAACGGCCTTACTGAACGGTCAAGACACTGGGCGGCAACGGAACCGGCGCGGCAATAGTAAAATTTATCGGGTTGGTGAGTGCCGACTCATTCCCCGCCGCGACCGTGTTGTTGTTGACCGCCGTCAGTGAGCACGACCATGAGCCGGTGGCAAACGTCCCAGCCGGTGCGTTCCAGTTCTGGATCGGCACGAGCAGCACCTTGGTCGGTGTCGTCGTCTTACTCGGCACTGCCGGTGGTTGGGCGCAATAGAATCGGTACTCCTTCAGCGCGAGCACGCCGGTCGCCGGGACTGCGCTGCCGTCTACGTTTTGGGTTGGCGCTGTCCACGAGAACTCGGGCGCGTAGGGCAACGCCGCACTCGCGCTCAACGCGAACAAAACACCCAACACACCACTCACAACCGCCATCAATTTCTTGTTCACGCCAAATCCCTCAGTTAGTCATTTCCAACCACACAACCGCTCACCCGTCTCATTGACGTACTCAATCTGCGCCTCAGTGCGGCGGTCCATCAGATCGGTTCGACTGACCAGTATCGGACCCTGCATCACCCGGCAGAACTCCTGGCCGCTCCCAACGCTTGTGCAACCGATCATGCAACTCAGCATCAGACAACCGATCAACTTCACGCCTAACCTCATCCGCCACCGCCACATGCTTGTTGATGTCCACCTCAGCCCGCATCGCGTCAATCGCCCGCTGCTCCCGCCGCGCATTCATCATGCCAACCACGAACAACCCGGCAACCATCACGACGATACCCAGCACCGCCCACATCGGACTCATTTGATCGGCCCACTCGTCTTGAGCCGCAACACAACGCTGATGATCCCGCCAATCGTCATCAACCCCGATACGATCTGCGCCGTCAGCTCGGGCGTCAGCTTGTCAGTGTGCAGCCCAAACAACGCCGCAATCCCCATCAACCCACCAACCACCCCACTCCACACGGTCCTCGACTCGTACCACTCCTTCCCTTCAACCGGCGCATCGTCCACCGGGTCTACCAAAGTACGCGACTCAACCATACAACCCCCTTGGCTATGTACCAAACACCAGCTACACCGATTATCGACGCAGCCCAACAGTTCAAGTGCCCCGAAGCATAGGCCGATACCTTCGCCGCCTCCACAAATCTATTCGTCCACCCTCCTCCAGCGTGCCGCGCAGGCGGCGGACTCCTCCACACGCCCAGGTACCTCCCAAACTCCTCGACGTACCGCCGCTCTGTCCACGCCATCACTGCCCCCCAAATATCTCGCAGCTCGGCTCAGAGTACGCATGACCATTCAGCCTGTAATAGTCCTCCTTCAACACGTCCATCTGCTGCTGGAAATACTGCTTGGCCTCAAGACTCGCCGCCTTGCACTGCTGCTGCCGCGTGTTCGAAAGCTCACGCCGGATCGACGACTCCGTGAGCTTGCCGACCTTATCCTTAACATCCCCAACCTCCGCCGATATCCCGGCAATCACGGCATTCTGCTGAACCTCCTGCGTGGCGTGCAAAACAATCGCCTCAGAATCCGCCACCGCCAATGGGTACACAATGAACCCCTGGGCAAGCGCCGTGAGCAAGACGACCGTCGCTGTCACAGGATGGCCTCTGGCTTCATCCATCAGCCCCTGGATCAAACCTATGAGCCAGCTCAAGTGTTCTCATCCCGCATCGTCCAATCTCCGTATCGGTAACCACACAGTCTGATGGTTCCACAACCTACGTCAAGTCACCAACGGCCAAACCTCGATCCACCCACACTCACCCCACCGCTTACTCGCCATCACTCGATGCACCCCAGAATCGTCCTTCCGCGCCGCATCCATCAACCCCCCCAACAGATTGTCCAGATCGGGCGTCGAACGGTGCGGCACCCCATCCATCTCCGCCCGCTTCTTCTTCGACCACGACCTGGGCATCGCAATCACGAACTCCACCCCAACCTCGTCCTCGATCACCACACCCAACCACGCACACGTCGCCTTCCAGTTCGTGTACTTGGTCGGCATGAACGTCCCCCTCGATGTCACCCTGGGCCGCGCCTTCGCCATCGGATCGATGACATACACCCGCCTCACCGGCAATACACCCGCTGCTCCCATCGGTCCTTACACTCCGTCCCAGCACACGACTTGATCGTGATCGGTAGCCACTGCATGTTCGACTCCACATCACACCCCCCACACACCAACGGTATGACATGGTCTACCGACCACCCAGGACACGCCCCAACCGTCAACCCAGTCACCGGGCATGGATGATCGCGCCGAAAGGCCGCACGGATCGACGCCGACCTCACAATCACCCCGCTCACCGTCCTCGGCACATCCGCAGCACTATGGCAGTACCGCAACTCCTCCGGCGCCAGCAGCAGCAGAGCCAGCAGCACCCCAGTCACAGCACCCTCTCAACGACCCACGCCGCCAAGTACACCGGCCACAACAGCGTCACGATCGCCGCGCCCGCCGCGTGCTCCCTCCCCGTGAATCGACGACGCTTCCTCGGCTCTGGCAGATAGAACGAGGACCACGCCACCGCAGCTACCATCGCCCCAACCGCCAAGTACCACATGACCCACTTCAATCGAGCGGCTCAACGAACGCATCACGACTGACGATCACCCCATGTAGCCAGAACCACGACTCGGCCATCCTCTGCCGAGCAGCGACCATGCCGTGCGTATCACCCACCGCGTCCTCCCACTTCTTCAGCTCATCATCAACCACGTTGAACGCCGCCTGAGCCTCTTTCAGCCGCGCCATCGTCTGATCTTGATCTTCCAATGTCATCTCCTTATCCATGCTTCACCGTCGCCCTGACAACACGATCCCCAGGCACCATCATCGCGTGCGCCCGCGCCGATACCCTGGTCAAGTGGAACGCTCGAAACGCCCCGTCGACCGTCACCACACCCCAACCTTCTCGATACCCCTTTCGCTTCGCCATTAGCCCTCCTCCAGCCCCATATCCTCAATCCACTTGCCAACCGCCCGCTTGTCCCTGCGCCACCAACCGCGCCCATCCGTCAGGTTGTACAGCCACAGCTCACTCATGTCCCACCGAAATAGCACGATCCACGCCTTCACCCCCATCAGCTCGGCAAACGCCTTCGTCGCCGCACCCTGGCCGTCCCGCTTCGTGAACCGCGTCAGGATAGCCTCAAGGTACGTCGCCGGGATCGCCACGTTGCCATCCACCCTGGTCAACTCCATCACCGCCACCGGCACCGGCCTGCCGTCGATCATCCGCCACTCGACCTGATCGATGTCGCAAACGTAGTACGGTCGCCCCAGACTCCGCCTCCAATCCCTGAACGGCGCCGCCCGGTCCTCGGTGTCCACCCGCTGCCGCCCCTTACTGGCCCCGAACTTCGCCGACCAATCCGCAGCGACCCTGCCGCATGTCGGGCACTGGCCATGGTTCGTCACTTCGCTCATCGCTTCTCCCAGTCACCACACCAGTCGTCCATCATCACCACGGGCCAACCTTGTATCGAAGGCGTCTCAGCCCGGCACAG